ATTTATTTAATTTTTAACCGACTAGTGACCAAAAAATTTTTAGTGGACACTAGTGTAAGGCAGTAGTAGAAGAGGAAATGGGGCTATGGGGCTCAAACTTTATCTGTATGCAACTGAAAGAAAAAGAGACAGCATACTATTTCTATATAGCGGAAGGTATAGGACATTCCCTATCCTATTCTCCTATGAAGGATAATCGTCATGACATCCTGAGCTTCCTAAACCGGTTGGTACTTGGTAAAGAAAAACGTTGCATTACGACTGTAGAGAAGAATCCGGAAATATCTAGATATAAGAGTGATTTTACAATAGAAGATTATATCCGTGAAAATATGCGTTAATTCCTATCTTTATATCCTTTCCAGAGTTTTTGTTTCTCCACCAATCAATTATCTTTGCACATTATTATTCCATAAAAACAAATCTTTAATTCTATAAATTATGTTGGTACGTATTATCAGTATGGTCATAGCCGGAGTTATTATAGTATATCTAGTCCGTTGGATTGATAATTTTTTCTCCAGGTATCGCAAATAAATCTTGCCTGCAATGTAAACCAAATACTCCAATTTGTTTCCCATTACAACCTATGCTGACAAAATGCGGACATTTTCTAATTCTAAAACAAGAAAACCGCAAAAGCTTTTTTTAGCCATTTGCGGTTTTTTCCTTGTGATTCCGTTGCGATTCGGAATATAAAATACTATAAAACCAATACATATAACATTATATTAAAAATCAGAGTTATATAAAAATATTATATTGCATACCATTGCATTATGTTGTGCAATATTTGAACTGAGTTGTGCAATTTATGTATATTTGCACAACCGATATAACAGAGAATATATGACTACAGTAAAAGCATTTATAAGAACTGGGAAGAAAGATAAAGAAGTAAATGTCAGATTTCGATTATCTGATGGACGCAATGTACAGTTATTCCACAAATCAGATATTATGGTCTCTCCTACTCTTTGGGATGCCAAGACTGAAAAATATAAGGCTAAAAGTATTATAAAGTTAGACATAAGAACATCATTTAACACATCTATTGAAGAACGGAAGAATCTAATTTTATCCATTTATGGGAGCAACAAAGAATTAACCAGTGAAAAACTGGAAATCTTAATAGACCAGCACTTACATCCTGAAAAATATAACATCAGCAGTGAAGAGGAATCCATGTGTAGTATGTTCCAACGCTATGTTGACGGATGGCTAAATGCAGGTGTAATAGGTCCCGGCAGAAAGAAACATTACGATGTAGTGATAAGGGAACTGACTCGATTCCTCATTATCAATGGCATTGACGGGTTGCCGGTCAATGAATTCAACAAGGAACATATTCTAAATTTTCGTGATTTTCTACGCAAAGAATACACTCTGGTTGAAAAATTTCCAGAACTGTACGCAGAAATGAATAAGCGGAATACGCCATCAAAGGAAAGAAGCCAGAATACAATTGCTGAGAAACTTTTATTGTTACAAGCATTTATGGTGGAGCTTGAAAGTAATGATGTTATTCCCGTATCTCCTTTCCGTAAGATAGGAAAAGAAAAAGAGTCCATTATGAAGCAACAATATGACGAGCCTTTCTTTCTCACCAAAACAGAATTCAATGAAGTTGTCCACAAAGAATGTCCCGAAACATTGCAGCGAGTAAAAGATGTATTCGTTGTTCAATGTTGTTTCGGTTGCCGTATAGGTGATTTCAGACGATTCACTTTTGATAATATCAGCATTGAAGAAGGAATACCTTACATTCATTATTTACCTCAAAAAACACACAAGGATGGACTTATACGCACTGAGATAAAAACTCCCATCATTCGTATTGCTTATGATATTATTATGAAGTATAAAGGTAGGCTACCAAGCAATGCTTTGTTACCCTATTATCCTGATGGCAATGGTGAAACCGGGTACAATTATCAAATAAAAAAACTACTTGAATACTGTGAGATTAGCCGGAAAGTGGCAATGTTTAGTGCGGCATTGGAAACAAATGAGTACAAATCCATATATGAGATTGCAAGCAGTAAACTTGCCCGTAAAACTCATGTAGATTTAATGAATAAAGTTCAGATAGATAAATACGCAGCAGGACTTCATGCAAAAGGCAGTGGAGCCGTAGACAGATATACTGGATTAGGCATAAAAGAACGTTTTATTTTAATGTGTGCGGCTTTTGGCTGTAACCAGTATGAAGTTGACAATGATTTATCTGTAATGGAATAGGCTCACTTAGTATCTCATATTGATACTCTGTTATTTGACACCATCCCCGTAGTTGAGCAGCTACGGGGATTTTTTACTGAAAAAGAAGCGATTCATTCAACTGTCCTTTCCACAATCTCCATCACTACATGGCTTGACTCCAACCAGAGCCAATACCACAACCAAAGCATAATCCCACCCAACCAAACAAAAGCCACATCAATATAGTACAAATTTAATATCCTGCTAACCAATACACATAAGAGTTCTCCGCAAAGCACATAGGCAGCAACCATAGTAACAAGCTGGTCATTGGCAACAGTTATCAAAACCAGAATGCCTATAACGGGAAGAAGGGAAATACAATCAATTAGAAGTTGTTGTTTGTCATTCATAATACAATAGGGATTAGAATACAAATATAAACATTATTTTGTATAAAACAACCCTCTATAATAGGAATTTCTGACGAAAAAGAAACGAACTATTATTACAATATAAACAAAAAGAGCGACTATTCAGCCGCCCCTTTCGCATTAACGAGATAGACATAAAAGCATCTCGAATCATCTCTGTAGATGGATGCCGAACCACTACAGAGTTTCCATTCATTCTACAGTTTCTCCTTTTTCATTCAGAAGTACCGTTACTTTTTCAGTGGATTGATTTTCCTTGGTGATGGTCAACACAACCTTATAAATCTTACCGGTTTCTTTCTCGGAAATGAAAGCCTCCTTTATTACAGCCCCCTCATAGTCCTTAGCCAAGACATTCATAACTGCCTGAGGCAAGTCTTTTACTTCCACTTTTGTGAACTCATCCTGAGGATTTTGCTGAGTTTGCTCTACAGACTGTGTTCCAGAAACCACGTAAGCAAATGCTACTGAACTGCCTAATCCCATAACCATTGCTAATGCTACCAATACTTTTTTCATAATCGTAAGTTTTAAGTAAATAAATATAGTTTTTGTATTAACTATAGGACAAACGATATGCCATGATGTACATCAGCACATAATACATTATACATCAGCATATTATAAAAACAAGAAGGAATAATTATGTGTGGAAATATGTGGAACTGAGTACCACACATGGGGAATAATTACACAATATGGATTACTTAATTCCTGGGAAATGGAACAAGGCAGCTGAATAAGCTGCCCCTTCTATAAAACAGTCAACAAACAGACATTCACTAATCAAATGACATAAACATAAGCATAAATAACCCGGCTAAAGCCATAGCAAATGCAATTACCATACAAAACTCTTTTTTCATAACTAATAATTTGGTTAAACACATATTTCCATCGCACGTTCAACAACGCACTCTTGTCTCCGACAAAACCTCAGCCGCATAAAAGCTGAGGTCCAGCATGTTCCTTTCAATATATACAATCAATTAGAGCACACAATGTTGGAACATTCTGTAAATCCAGTATAAAGAAACTGCAATGGCTGAAAGAAGGACTATACTAACACTATATACCGAATTCTACTATAAAGACAACTGCTTTTCTGAAATTCCCTACGTGATTGAGGGAATTTTATAAAAGGAAGGGCCCAAATGAAAAAAATCCCGACGAAAGCCGGGATATGTCATACACAATAGGTATGAATTGTTGCTTATGAATATAAAGGCAGCTTATTCAGCCGCTCCTTCTACAAATTCTTCTAATAATATCCGATAGTTTTTCAACCACAATGAAAATCCAGCATCAACATAAAATATTATTTATTACTAATCCATTTAATTATACACTTTTTTATTAACTTTGTGTCATATTTAAATGCATAATAACGTATCTTAAAACAGGAATAGATTCATGAAATTATTTCGTTGCAAAAAAGGTGAAAAAGAAGTGAATAATCAAAGGTCAAATAAATTATCAAAGCAGCCTACAGGAAGAAAATATTCAATATATTTTTGGGCCGCAGTTTCCTTTTGTCTTATTTTCTATGGAACATCAAGTACATCTATTGAACATTTTGACGAAAACTCTCTAAAAAATATACTAAATAGTATAGGACAAGCGATTATATCAGGTTTAGTGATTACATTTATAATTAATATTCCTGATATGTTTTCTTATTTTCAGAAAGTATTATACAAAACCATCACGTCAGATGAGTACTTAGAGCAATTAACTTTAGAGGAAGTGGAAGATTTAAAAAATAGTTGTACTAAGTTAATATCCAAATCTATACCCGATATTGCTGAAGGACTCTTAGAATTAGAGTATAAGATTGTTGAATATTACAGATCTCCATATTATGAAAACTATTCCACTTTTGTTAGCTGTAGCAGAAATGGTAATTATTTAGTAAAAGATATCACAACTGAATATACTTTAAAGAATCCGATGGCAGGAAAAGAAAAAATAGAAGCAATTGTCGGTTTAGATTTATTCTTCTGTAAAAATAGTAATAGCACTTCACCTAAATTAATGGAATTCACAATACAGAATGAAAATGAAGAAAAGAAAAATATTTTAGAATTATCCGAAATGCATGAAACTCCTATAAATACAGAAGGAGCCTATAATACCAAAGCTACAATTGCACATAAAAGTACGGTAGAAAAATACAAAATTCTCTTAGATAAATCTACGTATGTCAAATTACGATATATATCATATGCACCTATCTCAGACAAAAGTTACATTTCAATTCTGAGATACCCTACTAAGAATTATAAAATGGTTTTTCATAATCCCAAAAATGATTTATCATTTTCTGGAGATTTCATAGGTCCATTACTCACAGACGATCATATCATGGTAAATAAGAAAGAAGGATTGATTAATATTGATTGTACAACTTGGTGTCTACCTGGCGATGGAGTTACAGTTGCTATATTTGAAAAAGAAAACGCAGATTGTTAAATAGGCTTAACATAACAAATAAATGCAAGGTTTTATTTGTCAATTGAACTAAAACATTCCATATTTGTTGTGTGAATATAATGACTAAGCTATAAGATTATGACACGTAAAGAAGAAAAAGTATTTGGTTAAGACATGTTTTGTATTAACCTTTTTCCTATCTTAAAACGAATGTGTATAACTACACATTCGTTTTGTATTTACAAATATTGTAATTCTATCGTCAAGTTTTAAAATCGCCAAGTTCAAACTTTATGTTTCCCTAGAGCATGACTAGTCACTTACCACTGCCGCAAGTCATAACTCACCCCAGCCCCAACATAAAAACCTCCCGGATACCCATAACCGGCTTGTAACCCTAATCCCCACCGCTTTTTTTTCGGCTTGACAACCACCGGATGATAGATATCATTCGTCACCGTCTGATAAACCGTTCTCGGATACACAGTCATACTATCCAGCCGAGGGTCTACATATCCACTTACCACAGCACGATACGAACTATCTCTATATACTACTTGCTTACGATGAAGCAAGGTATCACCTATCCGTGTCGTATCATCCGGCACGAAACGCCAGAACACAGCCATAGGTGCAGAGATAAGCATCGTATCTACCTTGACAACCGTCTTTATCTTCGTTTCTACACGAACTTCAGCCGGAGACTGCTCATGCGGACGGAACCAAGCCGCCACACAAGCTATAAGCAGCAGTACAATTAATATCCACGGTAACTTTTTCATTCCTCGAACCTCAAATCGTTAATCCGATTCATCCACCCCCGTTTGAATTTATTGTTCGCCGGACGAGAACGGCATATATCCTCGATGAAGTCGAACCGTGCAATCTTAATCATGTCGAACAACTCATGCGGGTTCCTGGCATTCACCGCAGCGAGTGTCTTAGGACCTACTATTCCATCCACAGTAACACCAAGCAAGCGTTGAGGTATCTTGATGCCATGCGCACCGGATGCCCACACCCAATCAACCAATATATTAGCAACTGATTGCGATTTAATATCGTCAGCTTTCCATCTGTCCCAATAATGCGACTTGAGCACCCGGTTAACGACATCCTCACGGGTAAGCAGACGCAGGTCATCCACGTCTATATCACCGTCACCATCCTTGTCATAGCCGCATGACTTCCACGTACCGATAGTCACACCCATATTCGTAGCACCTCCAAGGTCTGCCGGGTCATTCACGAAACCGCCTTCCCATTTTAGGATAAACGGTGCAAGTTGATTCACATTCGCCATTTCAATTTTCCTCCTTATTCAATTAATACCCATTTTGCGGTTCTCTATCACTGCACTTCTTTCTCTCACACCGTTTCAGTGCCAGTTCCAGTTTCAGGTCAGAATTAGTCTCCTTCAGTGTAAACAATTCATCCTGCACCTTACGGAGCCGGTCAGTCTGCTCCACAAACCGCTGTTCCTTCTCCGAAAGCTGCTTCTGCAGGAACTCGTTGTACTCCCGTAAAGCCTTGAACTCCTCAACATCCGCATGGGCATCCTCAATACGCGCATTGGTCTTGCGCGACATCCACCACTTAACAAGCTGCTTGATGCCCTCGATGCCACCGAGTGCGGTCACCAACATAATCCAATCATTCATTTCCATTTCTCCCGGTTTAACAATCGATACAAATTATAAGCACCCCCACATAAGCACAAGCAAACGCTGCCATCTCCGCCCAGAACAGCCATTTCCGGTATCTCAACATGATAACAACGGCTATCGGGAAAGCAACCGCAGGCAAGTACCACATACCGGAGAGACAAACCCAAAGAATTGTAGCTAATCCGGCTATTACTGTCCCTGCATAATGTACTTTGCTCTGAAATTCCTCCTTGAACAGCGGGGCTGTCCCGACGAACATCAGCCCACCGCAAGCAAGAAATGCCAAACATTGCAGGTTCTCCGATGAGCATTCAATCCACACCGGCATAAGCAGCATGGCAGGAACGGCCATCGCCGCCTGAAACAGCCACGCCGGGCGGTTCCGTTTCTTCAGTTGATAATAGGTGTCAGAGAGCGACCAGGGCACTCCGCACACTCTCACCGCATACATTATGTACATAGTGAGCAAAAACAGCGACATAAAACATAAGTAAATCATAAGCTATCAATTTAAAGGTTGAACACTAATTTTTCAGGATAACCGGAAGTGTAATCATACGCTCCGACCTCCTCTTTCGTAGCAAGTCCCATAACCGCGGCCAGATGTTCCTGCGTGGCATTATAGCATTCCAGGGCATACAGTTCCAGTGCGGCCAGCATCTGCAAGGCAAGAGGAATGGGGATTACATACTTCACGGCATCATACCACAGCACGGTTGTCTCCTTACCCACAGCCTGCTCGATAGTAATTGAGTTTACCAGTCCTACCCGCGTATCCTTGTCAAGCCACATCCGCTTGCCGCCAAGCGTAAAGGAATTCACGGCATCGGACCCGTCGTAAACAGCAATTTCATTGACCTTCGCGCTCTTCACACCCTCCAAAGTCGGTTCATAGGGAGGGGTTAATTCACATTCGAGAATTTCCTTTGCAGACGCTGCCGGATGGGCTTCGTAAAATGCTTCCTGTTCCGCATTCAACGGTACCCAGGCTCCATCCAGGTAATCCTCATAGGTTGTACCCACTTCATAGTTTTCGTCCAGTTCAAAATCAAGACGGACAACTTTCTCCTCTGAATAAATATGTATATATTGCATTATTGTTAAAGCCTATTTTTATTCATTATGATAAATCGGTAATTCGTTCTAATACCTGATGTAAGCGGTGCCGTATTTATTTCAGTAAATGAGCCCAGATAATCCGAAGATTTGAACATACGATACGGAGAAGAACTTTCCTGTGCTATCGCATACTTTCCGTCAGACGAAAGCCCCAAAGCAAAGCTATTGCCAATAACGGAATGCTTCAATGCCCAGGTTTTTCCGTAATCGGCGGATATACGTGCACCGGAATAAGAGTACCCTCCCTCTATAACCATATATTTCCCGTCATAGGATATGGCCAATGTACGGGCAGAGAAACTCGAATCGGTAATTTTAGTCCACGTCTTCCCATAATCCCCGGAATAATAGGCATAGTATAACTTTGATGAACTCTCCCTGTTGCAGCAACACAACATGTATTTGCCGTCACCGGAAATGGCAATCTTTGTGATAGGCCCCCTGAATATTTCACTGCTGAAAGTTTCTCCATAATCGGAAGATATAAACAGCTCATGGGTAGTATAATAGGGAGAATTTGACGCATATGCCACTACGTATCTGCCGGAATGGGACATTTCCACCCCCATGAGAGGCACGGTATTGTCTTTTAATCCATTGGAGACCCGCCATGTCTTCCCATAATCCCCGGAAAGCATCAAATCATATTTGTTATTGCTATTCTGACACACAACAGCGACCAGATTCCCCCTGCCGTTGCAGGCTATCGAGTATACGGAATAGCAATTATCAGGCTTGAAAGGTTCTGCCGTCTCCAGAAAATCCGTAGAACGCAATAATCCCACATTTGCCATATAGCACGAGCAATAGATATGCCTGCCGTCTCCGGACATGGCAATCCTCGTTCTATCGTTGCTGAAAAAGTATTCGTTTACATTAGGAAGGTCGGAAGGTTGTCTTCTGGTCCATGTCATTCCACAATCCTTGGAAATATCTATTAAGGCTCTACTGTCGGAGAATGCAATCACATACTGACCGTCCTTTATATTATTGCTTCGTCTTTTTAATACACTCATAAACCTTAGTCCCTTGTTTTTACGGATATTGAATAGGCGCCAGCGGCATAGCACCAGATACTAATCTCAAAGATATCTCCAGCGGAAACACTGATTGAAGTACCGGACATCGAAGTGAACGCGCCGGTATTGGGTATCGGCTGTGTGAATGCCGCCGATGCGACGCAGCGGATATACAAGTCATTGCCCACTGACATTCCGGAAGCAAGGCTGATGTTCGTGGCAGAACCCAACCTTGCAGTGATACTTCTCTTGGAAATTGGCAGGGAGGCCAGTGTCGTGACCGTATTCGCACCGGTGACTGTCGGGTCACCGACACCTTGCGGCCCTTGTGGTCCTTGCGCACCAGTCGCCCCTTTAGGTCCAGTAGCTCCGGTAGCACCCGTAGCGCCTTTTGCTCCGGTAGCACCCTTCAGGTTCTTGAAAGCAAAGGAAAAGGTTCTGGCCAATGCGGTACCACCGAGAGAAACGGTCACGGAGGGCGTACCGATGTTGGCGTCAACCGTAGCAGTAGCACCGGTAATACTGGCACTTGCACCTGCTGCACCCGTGGCACCAGTAGCACCGGTAGCGCCTTTTGCACCCGTATCACCTTTGTCTCCTTTATCGCCCTTTGGACCTTGTATTCCTTGTGCACCAGTGGCGCCTTTTGCACCAGCAGGACCGGTAGCACCAGTATCACCTTTTACTCCTTGCGGTCCTGTGGCACCGGTATCACCTTTCATGCCCTGTGGACCTTGTACGCCTTGAGGACCTTGCGCTCCCGTATCCCCCTTCTCGCCTTTATCGCCCTTTGGACCTTGCAATTGTCCTTGACTTTGCCAATCACCGTTATACCAGGCATAATATGTATAAGGCAATGCAGTTCCAACGGAATAGAAACCAGTGATGTTTGCCCCGTCAGGTACAGCAGTCTTTAAGGCATCAAGCGTATCGTAACGTCCAAGAAGGGTGAATGTATCTCCCGGCTTGCCTTTCACATAGATATCCGTCTTAACGTATTCTTTAGCGCTCTTATCCCATTGGTATACATAGTGGTCTGCACCGATGTAGGTAGGATGTTCTGCCGTATCAGTAGCATTCGCAGTAGCCGTCTCCGATTCCTGCTTGAGGGCAGCAAATTCAGTGACACGGGTACTTTCAGCATTTACGCGTCCGGTTTCGGCTGTTTGGCGGTTAGTTTCCGCACTATTACGTGTATCCTCAGCAGTGCTTCGGGCATTCTCAGCAGTAACGCGCTTACCTTCTGCTGTAGCACGACTGGTTTCAGCATTGACACGACCCGTTTCGGCTGTCTGTCGGGTTGACTCTGCGTTGGCCCGCACTGTCTCAGCATTTTTACGTTCCTCCTCGGCGCTGACACGTTTACCTTCGGCAGTAACACGGCCGGTTTCGGCAGTTGCCCGTCCGGTCTCAGACGTCTGTCGGACCGCTTCAGCTTTGCCTCGCTCTGTCTCTGCCGTTTTCCTGAGACCTTCGGCTGTCACACGTTCCTTTTCGGCATTGATACGCGTAGTTTCAGCAGATGCGCGGGTACTTTCAGATGAAGCACGCTTTGTCTCAGCCGTTTCACGGGATTTCTCAGCTTCCTTGCGTGCGTTCTCCACTATGACACGCTCCGCTTCGGCTTTGCGCACTTCCTCAGCAGCTTCCTCAGCAGGGGCAGACAGCAACTCAAGCGGTGCCTCGACCACCGATTCTTCCATACCGGCAAGACGGAGGGCGGGCAGGCTCACGATATCGGCCAGCGAATCGACAATCTCCACATCGCCCACACCTTGGGAGCCGACAAGAAGGGCTTTCTTCACCTCCTCTACAAGCTGGTTGAACTGATTTGATTCCAATACCATAATTTTCAGAATTGATTTAAGATGGCTGGATGACGTTCAGTTGGTTAATTACCGCACGTTTCACGGCAGCTATGAGCCGCGAGTTCTTCACCACAAGTTCAAGAGCCTTGCAATACTGTTCCGGGATTTCCACCGCATCTTTCGAGTAGTAGATTTCCCGTGCCAGGTCTTCAAAGCCTATATCCAGAAGGATACTTCCGTTGTACATCATTTCATTGCCGACCGTTTCGGCTACGTCGAAGGTCTGCTTGGCGCCTTCGAATGAGGTCTGGGCCTCGATTTTCTTAAAGTTGATTTTCATACTTTCTATTTTAATTATTCTATATACTCATCCATGACAGATACCAATTCCCCAAAACCCGTTTTATCACATGCCATTCACGCCCGTTGATATTCGTCCTGGAAGAGTTCGCGAACGTACCGGAAGGAAAACTGATGGTATTCCCGTTCGGCATTATCCATATCTCATGCCCGTCAGAAGAGGACGGAAGGGATATAGTACAGTTGCCGTAAAAAAGCAGTGTGTGGTCGGTCGCCTTAATGCTGTACCTTGTAACCGAAGAGAGTATCACGTCAGTATTCCGGTATACACCTTGCGTCTTCAGCGGCCCGGCAATTTCCAGAGTCCCGGAGGACGGAGCATACATCTTCCCCACTATCACATCACCACCGAAATAGCTCTCGCCGGAAGATACGTGTATGGCCCTATTGCGCCCCGGAATGGTTGCAGAGATGGTTACCACCCCTTTGACTGTGCCCGCTTCCATAGTCTGGTAGGGCCTTATCAGGATGCTATTGGCTCCTCCGTCCGACGCTATCGCATGCAGATAGTAGCTCTTGCTGAGTTCGAATTGCGTAGTGCTATCTGTAAGGTCGGTCACGAACGCTCTCGAGTTGGTGGATATACCGTTACCATGCAGATACAGATAGTCACCTATCCGGCCGCTGGAGGCGTTTATCTTTCCGTTTACGGTGATGCCGTTCAATATGGCGTTGGCACCGGAAATATTTCCTTTCAACGTAAGATTATTGGCTGTGATATCGTTAAGCGTGGCATTGGCACCGGATATGGTACCTTTCAGGGTAAGGTTGTTCGCGGTGATATCATTCAGTGTAGCCCCCGCCCCGGTAATGTTGCCCTTCAACGTAAGGTTATTAGCAGTAATGTCGTTCAGGATGGCGTCAATACCTGAGATATTGCCTTTTAATGTCAGATTATTAGCTGTGATGCCGTTCAGCGTAGCATCCGTGCCCGTTATGCTGCCCTTTAGAGTCAGGTTGTTTGCCGTGATGTCGTTCATCGTCACACGCCCGTTTGTATCGACCACGAAACTGCCGTTGATGATGGTCTTTCCCGTAAAGTTTATCCGGTCAGCCTCGATTGTAGCATTGGATATCAGCCTGCCCGCTTCGCCTTCGGTGATGAACGCGCTGATTTGAGCACGCCTGACGATATCACCGTTGGGGTCGACCTTTTCCGCAAACATGGTGGCGATATTGCTTTCCGTCACTAAACCGGCTTTGTCGATATTGGTAATGTTACCTTTGGAATCGAAGGTTATCTTCTGCACGAACTGGTCTATACGGCTGGCCGTCTGGCTAATGGCTGAGGTGTGCTGTTCCACGGTACCCTTCAGGCTGTTTGTGGCGGTCACCATACTTTCTATCTTCTCGGCAGTCACATGAAAGCTGCCTGCATGGGCGAACAGCTTGCCGTCCAGGTCAGAGACGGACGCACTGAAGTCTGCACGAAGACCGCGGGCCGATATGTCAATAGCAGACTTATATGCTTCGGTGATTCCAGTCTCAAGGCCTACAAGACCGGACGTGAATTCAGCTTTCAGACCACGGGCGGAGATGTCGATAGCAGAGGTGTATTCTTGCGTTATACGACTCTCAGTATTCGTCAGGTCCTCCGTGAACTTCGCTTCAAGGTTGCGCGCGGTAAGCAGGAATTCACTGTGATACTCTTCAAGCTTGCCTGCCGTGCTTCTGATTTCGTCAAGGTTCGCCTGAATCTTCTTGTCTGTAAGTTCAAAACGCATATTGAATTCCTCGCGCAAGTCAGCAAGAGCATCATCGGTTAGCGTAAGTGCATACAAGTACATGTCACCGGTAAAAGACATGTGGAAATCACCGGTTCCGTTCCACTTACCGGTTATCTCCATCTGTTTGAATTCAGTACTGGGATATAGGTCCTTAGAAAAGGAAATCGGGGTGTATTCCTCAAAACCTTCTTTGTTCTCGTTCTTGAAATGGAAGGCAAGAGTGCCGGGGCGCTTCACCAGATACTTGAAAGAGATAGTGAACTGCCGGGGGCGCTTGAGTTCGTCGAAGGTCTCAAAATCCGGATGGCGGTAAAAGTCTGAGTTGACCTGCTCGATATAGCTGTTCTTAAGGCGTAGCACATTCTTTGCGCGTTCGCTTACTATATCGGCGAAAGATTCCTTGTTCGCATAGAAGTTACTGTTGAAGTACAGCAGCCGACCGTCAACTCGGAAGATGCGTATGTTGCTGCTACCGGTCCAGTACTGCATGTCAGCGGCAAAAGACGCATTGTTAAGGTAATTGTTCAGGGCATTGATTTCATCACGCACGGATGAGATTTCAGACTTGATAAGTCCTTCAATGACAGTGAACATTGTCAGGATGTCCTCACCGGCCATCGTAAGGAATCGCCCTTTGATTTCTACGCCACCTTCCGGTGTGTACTTGATGTAAGTGCTCTCATCACGGGCGCCGATATAGGAAGTACCGTACACTTTCATGTAGGCATGCCCGGTGGATTTGTCAACACCGAAGGAGATTACATCTTTCCCCGTTAGGTTGAAGTCGTCAATGCCGGTGTAGAAAGTTATAGACGGGGATGTCTCGTTGGTAGACGATAGCACGATTGCGCTTTGAAGGTCTACATCTGTACGGTGGCCCAATCCTATAATGTCATCGCCCGCTTGGGGAACATCGCTGTCCTCATCGCAGATGGTCTTGGACAAATCGATGTAGTCACGTCCCACGGCCACAACCTCACGCCAATAGTAGCGATTGGAGGCATTAAGAGTGGTTCCTTCGACGATGTTGCACTCCTTTGCCTGCGCCAGCGAGCCTACACTGAACTCGTTGGCTATCGCCTCACCGTCCTGCTCGGCAAGAAAACTGCAGCGGTAGACGTCTTCCAGTTCCTCCACGCGGATGCACTTCATACCGGCATGGGTGATTATTTGTTCACCGCCTACATGGGTAGCTCTCTTGACTTGCAATTCATCAAAGACGGCCTTTATCTTCACATATAGACGGTCAACGACAGCCTGCGAGGTGCCGTCCTTGCGTACCGTGATACCGCTGCCGTTCTTGCCTATCAGCAATCCCTTCAAAAAGTTTATGATTTCTTCCGCTACGTCGCTTGCGTCCTTGCGGAGGAACATTCTCAGGGTACGCAAGGCTGAGAACACATTGAAGTTGCTTGCGGCCGTAGCGTCGTTGGTCTTGATGACATAGATGTTGCTTCCTCCCGAACCGGTGAAGGTCTGTCCCTTAAAAGTCAACTCTTCGACTTGCGTTTCAATATCGGAAATGCGGGAATAGGCGGTGCTTTCGCCAATCGTATACTGCGGGGAATCGTAAGGCTTGTCGAGGTTGATTTCAAAGCCGATGACACGGGACAAGCGCCCGTCCTTGAAGTAGGCAGGATTGACAAGGTTGATGCGCTGTCCTATGTCAAAGCTGTGATTTATTTGGTCTTTGTGTACCCAGATGGAGTTGAGCGTAGCCGTATAGGTGCCGTCGTCGATGCAGGTCTTTGCCACGTACTTCTTTGCAGTGGCAAGCAGTTCCTCTTCGGCAGCAGCCACCAGCCCAAGTTCGGTTATCTTCTCGGCATTCCAACCAGACAGTACATACTTGTCACCTTTTGAAGGGAACAACACTTCATCCGGCAAGGAACGGCCGTAGTCTTCATTCTGTACAATCTCCCAAAGTTGGGCATCAGGATTCCATGTGCCGTCGTCGTTCTTTTCGGTCAAACCAAGAGGATTAAAAGCTACGCCGAACTCCATGCCGTTGAGCTTGCCGGATTCGAACCTGATTTTGAGTTCCTGTCCTTCAAGGATGTATTCCTTCGAGAAGTTGATGCCTGAATCCTTGAACCGGTAGAAGGTAGCTTTTGTCTTTGTACCATCTTCATTATCTACCTCGCTCTCATAAAAGCTTACACCGGTGATTTCACCTACTCTTTTGGGGCAGATGTCATCAAATACAACAACGGCTTCGACAGCTTCCAAATCGGTCAAGCCCTCGTGGGCATCCACGTATGGAGTGCCTGCCGGAAGCATAAGGCGCTTCTGGACGATACCGTTGACAACAGCGGTCTGGTCTACCGGGCGATAGTTGGTAGGGATGTTTCTTGTTGAACCGAACGCATAGATTCTTGTAGCATAAGTACCCTTGCTATCACTCCGGCTCATGTCCTTGGCTTCCTTATCCAGTTCTATCTTAACAGCATCGGAGAACTCACAGCGTCCGAAGTTGATTACATGGTCCGTTACCCAACAATCACAACCCCAGTTATCAGCCATGCTGAACATAGCATCAATGAGGTTGGTATTGTCATAGGTCATCAATTTGGAGGAGTTCTCGACACTATCGTCAATGGAAAACACGAAGTCTTTTCCCTCATATTTATAACCAAGAGCTTTCAAATTGCGAAGGAATACACCCATCTGGACATCCAGTGAAGCGGTAAGGGACCAGGACGCTTCCAGTCCTCCGTACTCCGGGGTGTACTTGAATATCTTTGTTTTCCACTTGAAATAGTAAGCGTCAAAACGAAGTTCATAGGAGTAGCCTCCGTTCTTGTAGGTCGGATAGGGAATATCTACAATCTGATAGATTTTTGCCAATTTACCGCCCATGGAGGCATCGAGTACCCCACGCAGGTCAACGTAATCACCTACTTGGAAATCGACTGGGGACAGAGTATTAAAAGGTAGTACGACATAGTCCTCTTTCATTAAAGAGAACTTGCCTTTTGCACCGGGATTGATACCAGTTGAAAAGCGGGTATTGCCTTGTATGTCCTTAATATCTATCATGTAAACAAAGGTCGGACATAAAAAAAAGAAGCCCTAAAAATTAGAGCTTCCATACACGACAATGAATTTAATGTCGTAAATTTCTAGCCTACAACACGGTTAGATGGATTATACTCACAGAATTTGGCTGATATTTTCCCAAATGTCCGGTCTAAGCTTTGGGCATAAGAAACGCTCTTTCCTAAATATAGCAAATGATAAATATCACTACTGTTCTCAGGAATCTGAATATCAATTTTACCTTTGTAAAGTTCTTCATAAAAAGCTGTTTTCTTTGCCTGATAATCGGCAGGAGAATCACCTTCTACTGTAAAAACAAGAGTTAACTCACGCTCATCAAGCTTGGGGTTATCCATAAGAACTTGTTTCCCATGTTCCAAGCGTGATTTATTCTCTATAAACTCTTTCAGAGGTACCGGTGCTCCCAGTACATCAAGAAAGTTATCTCCCATTCTAACACCCCACTCTTTTAGGGCTTCTCTTCCGTTTATTATTAATTCTGCCATAACTATTATAGATTCTTTATATCCTGCTTGATATCATTTGTATTATCGAGTATTTGCGGACTATTCTTGGCAAGAATAACAGAGTTTTCAAGTATATCTCTACGGTCCATGTTACCTTCTACTTGGAATGTTCTCATTTCATCTACGATTCTTTCCATATTGGAGACTTTATCGGTCAATGCCTTTATGTCCTCTGTCGGGAAAACAATATGTACCTGCGACTGATAGCCGCTCGCTATTGTCTCTTTGGCTCTATCTGCGAAATTAGGAGTTCCAGATAACAAAGCTGGGACATCCCCACTTCTAAGATTGAGCAATGAAAGTTTGCCATTGATGGATGAAAGTAAACCGGTCTGTTGAATGGACTGGTTCTTTATTTCTTCCCCGGCAACCTGCAAAGCTGTAAAACGTCCGTTAAGTTCTTCGCCGGTATCTTGTGACATGGCTTCAAAACCCTTGCTACTCGCCTGCTGTAAAAACATGGTTCCAAAGAACTGGTTGATGGCATCAACTTCTTTCTTCATGTCGTCAACCATCGTCTGTTTCATGGAGTCGAGGAGCTGCTTTTCTTCGGAAGTCAGGTCGTCATCTCCCATGGCCTTTTTCCACTCATTGTACCACTTCTGCATCTGCGGTTTGAAGTTCTCCACATACATGGCCTTAATCAAAGCCTTGCGCATGTATTCGCTCATGTCATCGGAAATATCCTCCGCTGTGGCCTCTATATCGTACAAGGAATTCAGAATACCATCAGAGAACGACTCCCATTCCTGCTCAGCTTCATTACGGGCGTTCTCCGCTTCCTGGGCGGCTTCTTCCGCACGGTTGATGGCTCCCGTATCAAGAGTGGGGAAAAGCTTGTTAGCCGCATCCACAATGTCGACACCGGCTTTCTGAATTTCGGCTATCATCTCGTCCAGAGTCTTGCGCTCGGCCGTATCAATGGCACCGTCTTTCATAAATTCGGTATATTTGTCATACCAGGCCTGAATCTGAGGCTGGAGCTGGGCAGTAAACATGGAATCCACCAAGGCATTGCGCATATATTGATAGATATTGTCGGCTATGTCCTCGGCGGTAGCTTCTGCGTCATAGAGCACACTCTTGATACTGTCGGAGAAAGAGTTGAACGCTTTCCTTACCTCCTCTCCAGAGTCTTTCCACGCGTCACTGATTTCCCCGGCAGCATCGGCGACCTCCTTGCTCAACCCGTCAATGTCATTCTTGATGTTTGTACGCTCTTCATCGGTTACAAGTCCATCCTCTGAGTATTCCTTCCATTTTTCCCAGATGGCCTTGATACGCGGTTCGTACTGTTCAAGGTACATTGCCTCAATAAGCTCTTTCCGCATGGAATCGGAGATATTCTTGGCAACAGTCTCAGCAGTAACTTCCGTATCATACAAGGAACTTAATATTCCATCGGAGAATGATTTGAATTCCTCCTCAAGTTCTTTCTTTAGGTTGCTCTCAGTAATGCCAAGAGTATCACTCAGAATATCCTTAGCGGCCGTAATGTCGTTAGCCAACTTCTCCGCTTCGTTTCTTAACGCATCCTTTTCAGTGCCGGTTATGTCACCGTCAGACATGGCTTCCTGAACCTTCTTGTATAACTCCTCTATCTGCGGTTGGAAGCTATCGGTGAACATCTTATCAACCATCTGCTGACGGATGTACTCAAAGATGTTATCTGTCACATCCTCGGCAGTGGCTTCGACGGAGGACATGGCAGACTTGACGCTATCAACAAACGACTGCAAGTCTTCGGCGTTCTTCAGCTTGTCAGCAAACAAACTATTAACGTCCTCTACGCCCTTCATCATCTGCTCAATGTATTGGTCAATCCGAGAGCCGAGTTGTACCATGTCACTCTCGGACAATCCGTCTTTGGAAAGCCCTTCAAAGGTCTTGTACAACTCTTCCATCTTGCTCTTGTACTCCTTTTCATACAGAGCGTTAATCATTGCCTGACGGAAGTAATCATAGATATTATCAGAAACATCCTTGGCCGTCACATCAAGGGAAGTAAGAGAACTCTGCATACTACCGATGAAATCCTCATAGTTATCCGTGCTACTGTCGGTATCCTCTTTGGTCCATCCGAAAATTTCCGCAAGCTTGTCACGTTCGGCAAGTGCGGAACCGGCAATTGCGTCATACTGCTTCCGAAGAGCCTCCATCTCCTCCTTCGTAATGCCTCCTTGGTCTTTATTGGCCTGGGCAAAGGCATCGTACCACGTTTGAAGGTCCTCGGTAAATTTGTTGCCTACCATTGTGGTAAGCACGGCACGCTGCATATATCCGCTGAAACTGTCAGAAAAGTCTTTCGCGGAACTGCCCATATCCATGAGGGTATCCACAAAACTGTCGAAAACGCTATCGAACGTTGTCTGTGTCAGTTGTTCACTAATCTGGTTCTGAATATCCTCAATCCTTTCCTCTCCATCTATAATGCCGTTCAAATATTCTTGCACGTCACCGTCCATCTTCGCCCAGAAGGCAGGAGCTTCGGATTTAAGTTTCTCCAATTGCTCAACAGTGAGGTCAAACAGTCCGGTCATTCTTCCGGTCCCGATAAGCTCTTTGGCGGCATTGACTGACATGTCGAGTGCGTCGGCAATGTCCTGCCAGTCGCTTGACGAGGTGTTCTTTGCCATCCGCTTGCCAATGGAATGGGAACCGGCAGATGCACCGGAATTAAGACGCTCTTTTCCCAGCAGGCGATATGCCTCAATCTGCTTTTCAACAAGGCCAAGCGCCTCTTCTCCGACCTTATCCGCTTCCATACCGTAGGAAATGCCGATATATTCCAGTTTCTTGTCTATCAGCTCATCCCATATCTCATTGAGTTTGTTATATTCCTCAACCATCTCATTATAGTGGGAATAATCGGCACCGAACATCCCGTCCAACGCGGACACTACAGAGGAAATTCCAGAAACCGCACTCATTGCGCCTCCGACAATATCACCCGACATGATTTGCCCGAACCCGGATGCCGTTTGTCCTAAGCCGCCAAGCGCATCAATGGCACTTGTTATCTTGCTATCGTCAAATCCGAATATGTCGGCGATACTTGAGCCGAACTCATTCAATGCAGGAGCAAAAGACGTCACAGTATTTCCTACATCGGTGATGCCTTGACTGATTTTTTTGGAATCGTTGCCACCCTTTTTTATGGCTTCTATCCCTTTCTTCAAGTCAGAGACGAAAGCCTGCCACGGTGATTTTCCTTTAAGTTCATCCTTTAACCCTTTGATTGCGTCTGTAACATCCTTGATGGATATTTCCCCTTTTTCTATCCTTTCAATGTCTTTATCGGTAAAGCCTATTCCTTTCAAATCAGCAATAGAAATGTCTTTATCAGTACCGGACATGTATTTAATAAGGATTTCGTATTTGTCAATGATGGACTGAATAGCGGAAACGGACTTATTGCCGGCATCTTCAAAGAGGTCTGCCATCGCCTTTGTGGAGTGGCCGAACTGTTCATCAAGCTGTTCAAGAGCCTTGTTCTTTTGGGCTACCTTGGAAGAGTACTCCGGGCTGTCGGTTTGCAGTTTGGCTATCTCGTCATTGTACTTCTGAATAAGATTTTTGCGCTTTTCCTGATAGTTTCCGTACTCAATGAAGTATTCCTGCCATGCTTTTTTGTCGGCTTCAAGTTTGGCTTTACTTGTTGAATCAATATCGCTTTCTCTTTTTTTAGCGGCATTAGAAGCCCATGTGCCAAGTTTCTCCTCTTGTTTATCTGTCAGTTTTCCACCTTGCTCCGTTTCCCAATCCTTGCGCTGTTTTTTAATAGCATCCAGTTCTTTTTGATAGTCCAAGTCAATCTGAGCCAGCTTCTTTTCAGTGCCATCCTCCATGAGGTTGATTTCATCCTGCTGGTTTTTCCGACGAATGGAAAAGAGTTGTTCGGTAAGCAGTTCTTGCTGTTTGAGTTGCTTGGCGGCTGCTTTCTTGGCTTGATTTTCCTGCTTAGTCAACGAGCTTCCAGTGATGCCACCTAAATCTTTATAGGCTTTCTCTTTTGATAGCATATCTTCACGGGCCTTTTTTACCTGTTCCGATGTTGCTTGTTGGTCTTTTAAAAGAACTTCATAACCTTTCTTTGCCTTTTCCCAATCGGATTTGGCTTTCGCAAGGTCTTGCTGGTAGGTTGAGGTTTTACGTGACTTTAACTCCGATTCAAGTATATCTATTCTACTTTGCAATTCAGATTCAGTAGTCGCACCTTTCAAAGAACCAATGCCTACATTCAAAGAATACCACTTATTATTCTTTCTTGCTTGTTGAAGGCGCTTCATTTCATTCAGTTCTGACTTTATCTGAATATCAGTATTTTTCTTTAAATCAAGTTGCCATTGAGCGAGTTCATCTGAGCGGACTTCTTTTTGATAACTTGTGAAAATGTTTTTTTCTTCATCCAACTTTGATTTCAAAGTAGATAAAGTTTCATTCCTATATTTGTCAGCAAGTTCTTTCTCTGATTCATTCAAACTGTTTTTATGAAAATTCGGGTCTTCTCCGAACCTTTTCCATAATCCGATAACCTGTTCGTATTCACCAATTAGTTTTTTAGAGTTGTTGTAATTAATTTTATTCTCTTCTACGTTCCTCTTTCCAGCTTCCTCATTGTATTCTTTCCATAAAGCTATCAAGTCTCTAATATGTCCTTTTTCATCTATGTATTTTTGGAAGAGAGCGGGATATTCATTCTTTATTGCATCCATTGCCTTCACCCTATCCATAGAAGAGGTATATTCATTTTGAAGGGTGGAAATCAATTCTTCAAGCCTTTGTTTATGTTCTTGCTCTTTTTTAATAGACTGTTTCTTTTGCTCGTCAAATCTTTTTTGCGCTTTCTCCGCCGCGGTTGTCGAATCGTGGAAAGCCCACATTGCAGCACCAAGCCCAATAACGGCAGTAGCCAACAAAACATAAGGATTAGTAAGCATTGCAGCGTTTAAAGCTAACTGCGCTTTTCGTGCCAATAAACGGGCATTGGTAAGTCCAATCTCCACAAGGGTATGCTTACTTTCAGCAGCAGTAACAAGCATCACTGCGGTCCGGTATGTACCATAAGTAACCACTAATCCAGCCAAGACCTTCCCTACTGTTTCATAATTCTGAATCAACGAAGTTGTCATTTGAATACCGTCCATGATAACACTTTCCGACTTAGTTCCCAATTCGTTAAACACGGAATTCAAAGCATCCTGCATCATAGACAACTGACCATTGATAGTCTTTGAAGCATTCTCAGACATATTATAGAACTTACCACCTGCGGAAGTTGCATCAATGAATGCCTGTTGAACCATTTCAGCGGAAACAGCACCTTTGGACATTTCATCTTTCAAAGTTGCGATAGATTTTCCGGTCTTTTCGAAGATAATCTGTAACGGGTTGAATCCAGCGTTTATCATTTGATTCAAATCCTGCCCCATAAGTTTACCTGCTGCTGACATCTGTGAAAATGCCAAAGTCAGCGAATTAAACTTACCGGATTCTCCCATAGAAATATCACTAATGGCTTTCAAGTATTTGATAGTGTCTTCTGCTTGTATGTTAAATCCAAGCATCATCTTTTCTGCTCCAACCATATCTGACATGGTAAGTGGAGAAATCCTAGCCAGTTCCTTGATTTGCGGAATCAGTCGCCCCACCATATCCTTTCCAACCATAGTCTCAATAGCGGTCTGCATGGATTGAAATTCGCCACGAACACGAATCATTTCAGAACCTAATGCCTTTAATACTCCAGCACCACCAATAACCGCCAATGCTTTTTTCCAAGAAATAGCGATACCATTATTACTTTCTACGATTTCCTTAGCACTATCATTGTAAAGGGCGTATTCATCCCGGAGTTTCTTTACGGAAAGACGCGCTTCGGCTTGTTGTTGGGTAAGTCCAAATAAAGCCGCCTTTTCCTCATCAAGAGCTTTGTGGGCAGCATTGTATTCTTCTAACTTACTATTTGCTGATAACGGATTCCTTTTCAATGCTATACGATAAGCATCCCCAAGTCGTTTTACATCCGCTTCAATATCCTTAACTACCGCTTTTTGAGCAAGAATCTTCTCTGTGAATCCATTCACTACCTGAGAAGCATCGAAGATTTTCCTTTTGAATCCTGTTTCCATCTCTGCTCCAGCTTTGGCTGCATTAGTCACCAACTCATCCAATCTTTGGTTGGATGCAGCAAGTTGGGCATTCAAAGCCTTGAAAGCAGCAGGAGATTGCGTGCCATCCATGCTCATTAATTCTTGTTTTAACTTCGCAATTTCATTACGGAGCCTTACAACTTCTTCCCAGTCACTACCTACCTTAAAATATAATTTCGCCATATCTATTTCTTTTTCCTACGATTAGCCAATTCCTTACCACTGATTCTATTCACCTTTTGACCACCATATACTGTGTGTAACTTATCCCGTTGCATCATCAGCAGATTCCGATAAGGGATAATCTCAAACACTTCTGTATAACTCAGACGAAGCGTGTCAATCAAATGGGCTATCTGCCCGAAGAACGTTGTGTTTCCTACTGTTTCGGTCTTGCTGCCAGCATCGACACGTTCCTCATCGAGCTGACACACTGAAAAGCCGAAATATCCATCATAGAGAAACAGACTTCCAAGGCATCTTTGACTTCTTCAAAAGTGCCGTTCTCCAATTCTTTGACCAAACTATCATTCCCGCAGATGAAGCATGAAATACCTTTCAGCATATCTTCAGTAGCTTCAGGAAGCTCTTTAATAGCCTCCATGATATTATCTCCTCGCAGGGCGATATTGGAAAAATGATGAATGGCACGACAGATAATTTTAATTGTAGGAGGTTTGATGGTATAAACGATTCCACCTATCCCTACATTTTTAAAATCCAGCCCTAATAGGGCATCAGAAACCGTTTTTGCTGCTTGATTATTCATAACATTAAATTAAAAAGGCGGTAAGCAACCACCCACCGCCATCTGAAAACAATCCTTTTACTGAAAAATTATCAACCTTCCGGCACTACAACTTCCGATTCGTCAAACCACTTTTCGGAAGCCAATCCATCTACACCTGTGGAAAGGGGAACGGCCGAAACAGCCAATCCGACAGCCTTATCGGTATTAGAGCCACGGGCATTGATAGCCGCTTTCGGAAACACAACATAAACTCCGTCTTTGGTTTTACCAATCACACATTTATGAATAGGCTTATACTTGCCTCTTTCCCAATTCTTTTCTGTCGGAGAGCACGCTCACGGAAAGGTCATCCATCGTCATGAACGGCTGCATCATCATCAGGAGGTAGGCGTGCATGGTGTGCTCGTCCTTTACCCTGCCACTATTCAGATCCTCGATAGCCGCTTGTGCGTTGCGCAGCAGACGGTGGTTGGTGCGCATGGAGAGGTATATCATTGCATCCTTGTGGGACAAATCCTTGCGGTCGGCGGCACGGAGTATCTCCCGACAGCAGTGTTCGGTGTTTCGTCTGATGTCACCGATGTCATCGTCAGCAAAATCCGGCAGGTATTGCAGGAAGGATTTGAAATACAAATGCTCTTCCTTGATGAAAGCGAGCAGGTCTTCCTTGCCGTGAATGCCTTGCTTGGCGGATTTTTGCAGGAACAGCAGGTAACGCTTCAGTACCGCCTGTTTACCACCTTTATTATATATAGGCAGGCTATCCAAGGAAGCGAAGAATGGCTGTGCTTCCTTCACGGCTTGCTGTAGTTCCTCATCACCAACATGGGAAGAGGTCTGTTCTCTGAGATAGAGCAGGTCGTGAAAGGTGCGTTGCTTAGACATCGCCATACGGCACAGCTCGATGTGGATGGAGTCGTTCAACTCATGATATACCGTGAACGGGTATGAGTGGGCTTTCCTGACAGTGTCACGTGAGATGCACGATGTCACGGAATCGTCCAACACGCGCCATTCGTTGACAATCTTAACTAATGTCTGAATTGAGACCTTGCCGTTCTGTCGAAGAGTGGTCAGAAAGCCATGATACTCTCTGATGGCTTCATCGCTCGAATGGAACGACTTCGTGCCGTTTCCGTCTGAACATGCTGTCAGCATGACTACGGCAAACGCAGTGGCAATACAAATGGCAAGTCTGATACAGCCATGCGAGTTTGATTTTGCATTATGCAATATTTGCTTCATGCAATGGAGGTTGGTTTGTCCTCCGAAAAGTTGGGTTTCATATTTCATTGTTGTCATTATTTTGAGTCTGATTTTGAAATTGACGGTGCAAAGTTAATGCGTTTCAGCGATATATTTGCAAGAATGACAGTAAGTTTAATCTTATTTGTGTATCATACTTGCGAGTATGATTTTCAATGAAATCAAGTGAAAAGAAAATGGCAAATTATCGTGTTTAAGTATGATTTTTCGTTCAAGTATGATTGTTTCTCGGAAAAATAGTGTACCTTTGCACTTGATTTCATTTAATAGCGTACAACAGTATGGCAAAAGTAGGTTACATCTTTATCGCCACCAATGGCGAAGAGTATGCAGAAGACAAGGCTTGGATGCAGCAATACGGCTGTGTTCAGGTGATAGAGGAACTGTCCGAACACGAGAGGCTGCGCCCGATGTGGAAGCAGCTCATATCGAGTCTGGAGCGCGGCGACGAGCTGGTGGTGTCGAGGTTCAGTAACGCACTGCGTGGCACCCGTGAACTGGCTACATTCATAGAATACTGCCGTGTGAAGGTGGTTCGCATCATCTCCATCCAAGACCGCATCGATACGTTTGACGAACTTTTCCCCGACACCAAGCCCTCACAGGTCATCCGTATGTTCGGGTCACTCTCTGAGGAGTGTGCCGTGCTGCGCAAGGCATCGGCACACATCATCCATCTGCAACAGAATATCCGGCCGCCCAAGAAGTCGGAAAGGGCACTGTCGAAACTGGAGCGTGAGAAGAATATCGTGAACATGTACAACGAGGGGCACAGCATAGATGACATCTTTGCCATCAGCGGCTTCACAAGCCGAAGTTCCGTGTTCCGCATACTCAACAAGCATGGTGTGACGCTGAACCGTGGACCTCATAGTGGACCGCTGAAGAAAAGGAATAAAGAATAAACAAAAAACAGATACAATGAATAAGACATTCAACATCTACTGTGATGAAAGCACCCACATGGTGCATGACGGTCATCCCTACATGCTTTTGGGATGTACAAGTATAGCATACACACAAATCCGCATGGCAAAAGATGCCATAAAAGATATTAAGAAGAAGCACGGCTATAGTGATGAGCTGAAATGGACAAATGTCCACGAGGCCACGTATAAAGTCTATGCAGAGCTTATAGACTGGTTCTTTATGAATGACATGGAATTTAGGGCTGTGGTTGTTGACAAGAGTCAGATTGACGAGAAACGAGAAGACTATACGTTTAATGATTTCTACTTTCGCATGTACTACCAATTGCTGCATCACAAGATGGACATGGATTATACATATAACATATATATGGATATCAAGGACACATGCAGTAGCGATAAGCTGGAGAGGCTCAGAAAAATAATGGAATACAACTCTTCCATTGGCAGGTTTCAGTTTATACGTTCACACGAAAGTGTCTTCATCCAATTGGCAGATGTTCTAATGGGAGCCATCAACTACAACCTTAGATATGAAAAGGGAGAAGTTGAAGGAAGGGTGAGAGCCAAAATGAAGCTGATTGAAAAGATAAAAAAACACAGTAATATCAGTCTCAACACCACAACTCCCAAATTTAGAAAGAAGTTTAATTTGTTTTTTATCGCACTGAAATAGCCAATGAGCAGTTTGAATATTATCAAGAAATACCCTGAGCTGCTGGAACTGGCATATCTCAGTGAACGAGAAAGAGAGCATGATCTTCATGCAATATTCAAGCGTGATATAGAAGATAACTGTCAATTCTCATTCAGAGGGTGGCGCATCTATCCTATAAAGACAGATGGCGAGATTGACATGGCAAGATTGTTCAAGCATCTTACCTGTGAAGAAATCATGGTTGAGAACGAAGACGGTACGACTTATCCAAAGCGAGTATTCGAGATGGCTCGTTCACAAAGGCTTCATTGGATAAATCACCATGTGAGAGAATTGACACCAGACAATCTGGATGTATTTACCATAGAAGAGAGGGACGGCAAAAAGCGTAAGGTCAAGAAAACATACATCTATGATAAAGTGGAAAAGTATGTTATTGTCTTGGAACAACAACGTAGCAACGGATTCTATCTGTTGACAGCATACCATCTTAACAAAGAGTATGGACTAAAGGCTTTGGAAAAGAAGATGAAAAAGAGATTGCAGACACCACTATAAAACGCAAGACCCGAATTGCATCAAAGGCAACCGGGTCTCGAAACTCCTTCTATCTATAGATGAGCGCTGCAAAGGTACGAATATTCTTTGAAATAACGAAGGTTTTTCATTGAATTCTTCTCGATTTTAACATTTGCAGGGCAGTATTGTAAGATAACAGGAAAGAAAATAGCATAATTTTACAGAAAATCGTAATGGAAACATTCAAAGACGTTATATCAAGTGACCAACTTGTCTTGGTCGATTTCTTCGCCACCTGGTGCCAGCCATGCAAGATGATGCACCCCATCCTTGAGCAGGTGAAGGAAGTGTTGGGTGACAGAATCCGCATCATCAAGGTAGATGTGGACAAGTATGGGGTGACTGCAAGTCAGTATGGCATACAGTCTGTGCCCACATTGATGCTGTTCAGACGCGGCGAAGTGTTGTGGAGGACGAGCGGTGTGATGCAGAAATCAGAGTTGCTGGCAACGATTGACCCGTTTTTAAGATAAAAGAGCAGAAATGTCAAAATCTAAATTAAAGTCTGTCCTCATGTCCATGGACAAGAGTGAAATAATAAAAATGGTATTGGAACTTTATTCTGCACGGAAAGAGGCAAAGGAATATCTTGACTTCTATGCAGAGCCGAATGAGGGCCAGAAGCTGGAAGAGTATAAGCACATCATACGGGAAGAGTTCTATCCGAGCAGAAACAGAGAGCCAAAGACACGCTTCTCAGTGTGCCGCAAGGCATTGTCCGACTTCAAGAAACTGAAGCCTTCGGAAGATTCAGTCGCAGAATTGATGGTGTTCTATATGGAGAATGCCTGTCAGTTCACTTATGACTATGGAGACATGTGGGAGCAATTCTATGATTCTGTTGAGAGTAATTTCGACAAGACATTGCGCCACATCGTGCTTTATGACCTTTGGGACAAGTATGATTCCCGAATCAAGCAATGCCTTCGTTGGGCAAGCCCTTGTGGATGGGGATTTCCTGACGCACTGAATGATATGTATGAGGAAATGAAGGCGCAAAATGAGGAACTCCGAAAGAAATACAGGAATTTCAAGATGCCCATCAACGCTGATTATTAAACGAATATACTCAAATGGGGAAACCAAAGAAAAAACATAAGAAAGCGAAACAACTGCCCTTAAGCAAAGAAGAGCAGATTTTTCAAGCGGCAAGAGACCTTGCAGCTGAAATTGGCATATCCTATTCTGAGGCATTAGGGTTTACTTTGGGCATAAAGGACGTAACGTATGGTTGGGAAGAAGACTATACGGAAGAAGAGTTTCAGGCACTGATTGACCACGCTGTGGGAGACACTGATTATGAGCACACCCTCTATTGAATCATCTACACGAGAGGAACGTTTGGATTACGTTCTGAATGAATGGAGATGTCTGCACAACTGTGAGCTGTGCGGTAAGTGCCATATTCTGAAAGGCAGAAGCGAAGAAATACTCTATGCAGACTATATAGACGGCAAGCGGTCATATATGGATATAACATTAGAAATCAGAAGCAACAGATAATGATGTCACAGAAATACATATATCCATCGTTGTTCCAAGAGGAAGAGCCGCAAGAAAGCGTTCCTGGTGATAAGAAAGAGTATGACCTGACGAATCTCTTTGAGAGATTGGCAAAGTCTGATTTTCGCAGCCGGTTCCATCTGTCCAAGCAAGACAGGGAGTATGTAATGGAAAAGGGATTGCCGACGATACGAAAACACGCAGAGGACTTTGTGGCAAAAAGACTTGCTCCGGCTGTCATACCGAACGACGGCAAGCAGACTCCCATGCGTGGGCATCCTGTTTTCCTGGCTCAACATGCCACTGGCTGTTGTTGCCGGGGATGCTTCTTCAAGTGGCATCACATCTCAGCAGGCAGGGCACTGACCAAGGAAGAACAGGAATATGCTGTTGCCGTATTGATGGCATGGATTGAAAAACAGATGAATAAAGGATGAAGATAGAAGAAGCCATAGTATATGTGATGGTAAAGCGAAATGGCGGCATGACAACCGACCAGATTGCCGATGCCATCAATCGTCATAGGCTGCACCTGAGAAAGGACGGTCAGCCTGTGACAAGCAAGCAGGTGTATGCAACAATCTGCCGTTTCCCTGAAATGTTCACAAAAGAAGCTGGCAGAATCATGTTAATGATATGACGTAACGATATGACAATAGATACAACCAACATGTGCTCACACCTTCAGAAGAAGTTGTTTGAACCAGAAGGTGTGTATTATCCTATATGGCAAGCCATGCAGGATGATGAGACCTTGACAGCAGTGGTACGAAGCAGACAGCTGCACATCTACAGAAACGGGAAGAAAATTCTCGTTCTGGCAGGTAAGGCACAACCGAAGATTATAAGGGAAGACAAAATACAAGAGTTAATAACAAGATTATAAACAAAACATCAAATCATCAAAACAATGGACGCAAAAGAAAAAGTATTGGCAACAATGAAAGAGGCTGGTCAGCCTCTCAACGCAGGTAAAATCGCAGAACTCAGCGGTCTCGACCGCAAAGAGGTAGATGCAGCCATGAAGCAGCTGAAAGCAGAGGGTGCAATCGTCTCTCCTGTGCGTTGCAAATGGGCACCTGCAGAGTAAGGTTTATACTGCTGTCTTGAAATATAGGCAGCAGTATCTTTATTTTTATCAAAATGTTAAGGTGAGGAATCTGAATATCCTTGCCTACGGACACAATTATCCGCTGCATCTTTTTGGGGTAAGGTGCAGACGTATGGCTGTCAGCGTATCTTGGTTTAAAGACGCTTAGCGGTCACGGCGGAAGTCGTTTCGTCTCTCTCCGCCGAACAAAGCTCTGAGCACATTGCCCAAAGCTCCGAACACGAAGTAGCAAACGATGATTGCAACAATATCGTCCATAAGCATTTTCTGTTTTATGGGTTATACACTATTATGAAGATTCACTATGTCCAATCCCTGCCTCTTGGCTTCTCTGACGGTGTAGAACGTGCCGCCCTTGGGATTGCCATCGAAGTAGGCTATGAGACGTGAACTGCGGTTGACCATATAGTCGTTGCGCCTCAGAAGGCAGCCATTGTAGTATTGCTCGCTCAATACGACCACGTCATCCACGATGCGCAGGATGGCATCATACTTGGCTTGCTCTTCCTTGCTCCACCGGTCAGACTGACCACGGAACGGCACAACGGCTATCACCTGCAAGTCCTTCAACTCGCATTGCAACGAAAGGGCGGCTTCTGCCGCCAGCAGGTCAAATCCCATTGCCATGCCACAATAGAAATACCGGTAGCCGTCGGCATACGCCTTGGCTATCTCCGATTTGAGACATTGCTTCAACTCCCTCCGCTTGGCGAAAGGTACGCTGCGGTGTCCGCTGAAGCATACGGACACTGCCTTGTCGTACTTTGTCATACTTTACCTTACTTTATAATGTGTGCGTGCGAGGAACATACCGCCAATAACACATGCCCCGAGCCTTTCGAGTTGGTTGGCATACTTGGCATAGCTGAGACCCTTGGTTATCACATCGTCAAAGACCAACACCATTTTGTTGTCGAAGAACGGCTCATCAAACTCAACGACATTCGCCTTGCGGACTTCATCCTCGTTCTTGCGGTTATCGTGGATGGTCTTACGCTCTCCGCATACCCTCACGTGCTCGTAGCCGTTTTCCGCTCCTGTCAATTCACACACCCTGTGGCAGAAAGCCTTGTAGCGGAGTTCGTTGCTCTCGCTTGTGGATGCTGGAACGGGGGCGAAGACGATGTTCACGCAACCCTTGCCGTAGAGTGTCAGCATATTCTCTGCGGTGCGCTGCGCCACTTCCTCGTAGGCTCTTCCGTCCTTGAAGTCAAACACTAATTGTCTGTCGGCAATCTCCTTCTCACCCACATTGCGGATGCGTGCGGGATAGTATTTGCAGAACCAAGTCTGAGGCTTGTCTAACTGCTTTTGGATTTGATAGTCATTCTTGTGTGCCATTGCTCTTATGTTTTTTCTTCCCTTATTTCGGAGGCTTTTCCTGCCTGCCCAAGGGATATTTTTTGCTTTCCAAGAGTGATGGCGATCAAAAAGCCAAATCGGGAGCGAAAAATACGCTCTGCACGCAGAGGAAGATTTTTCGGTCAAATGCAATGGACGATTTGGTGTTTGAACAATCGCCAGCATTACCTTTGCAAAACAATATCCGCAGCGGCAAGGCAGGCGAAAAGAAATCTGTTATGTAAAAGAGGAAACGGGCGGGATGGCGTGGGGCGAAGCTGTATATGGGGAAGGACGATAGTTGATATGAGGGAAAAAGAGAAAATCTTGTAATAGGGAACGACATTGCCTTTTATCAGCATGGAGACAGTCCTACAAGCAGAGAAAACTATTGCCCTAAAAATGAGTTGGATAGTATTTTCTAAAAGTAGTATCGACTACGAATAGTATAATAGTCGAATAGTTTTTACTACCATACTACGGATAGTAAAGTCTGTTTATAGAAGAGATAGCGGTATCATCGTCTGTTCGGCGATGATACCGCGCGGCACTCATGTGTCATGCCGCTTTAGGTATTCTGTCATTGCCTCATTGACAATATCACGCAAGGACATCCCTTTCTTGATGGCGAGGTACTTCATCCTCGTGTGGATGCTCTTGTTGATAAGGAAATTGCAATGCACCGGCACTTCGGTAGTCTCAGAAACAGACACAGGTGGTGCTGGTGTAGTTTCTGTGACTATCTGCTCCTTACTCGGCTTCTTTGTGGAAGAAAGGAGTCCGTTGAGACCGCCTTTCATTCCCTCTTTCAACATACTGCTCTTGCTCATGGCTATGCTATTTTAAGTTTAACACTTCTTTTGCCAAAGACATATAATCACTGGCACCATTGGATTTGGGATTATACTCAAAGATAGTCTTGCCGTTGATGGGTGCTTCTGCCAAAGCCACATTATCACGGATGACGGTCTTGAAAACCTTCTCGTGAAAACTGTCATTGACGATTTCCCTCACGCTTCGGTTCAACGTCTTGCGGCGATCGAACTGGGTGATGACGATGCCGCCCACTTTAAGGTTGGAGTTGAGCCGCTCCTGAACGATGCGGATGATGTCCATCAACTTTGCCATACCTCTCATGGCAAGGTATTGCGCTTGAACAGGGATGATGATGTAGTCGGCTGCGGTGAGGGCATTCAAGGTCAGCAAGCCCAATGACGGTGGACAGTCGATGATGATGTAGTCGAAATGCTCTTTGGCGATGGCTTTGGTGATAAGTCCCTTCAAGATAAGCTCCCGTCCCGGCTCGCTGATAAGCTCTAACTCAGCCGCAGACAGGTCAAGGCATGAGGGTGAGACGGTGATGCCGTTGTGCAACTTGACCAACGGCAAGGTGTACTGTCCACACATTGCGCCATAGACTGTCTGTTCTTCCTCGATGGACAATCCCAAGGCTTCCGTGAGGTTGGCTTGTCCATCCATGTCAATAGCCAAGACGTTCTTCTTACTCAGTTGCAGAGCTGCCGCAAGGCTTACTGCGGTCGTACTTTTCCCTACACCACCCTTGTGATTTAATACTGCAATTATCTGTGTCATAACATGATACTACTATTAGTGAATACTACTTTACTATTCTACTACTGATAGTACATACTAACCATAGTAAAAGCGGATTTACTACGATTAGTACGTACTACTCTCAGTTGATACTACCCTCAGAAGGGAAGGTCTTCGCTCTTGTCCTGCGGTGCATCGGCTGGCGGTACGGGAGCCTCGCCCTCTGCCTTGGCTGCCTTGCGTGCCTTTGTTGCAGGTGTGTCGGTTGCATCCTTCTTCCCTGCATTGACAAAGGCGATGGAGTCAGCTATGATGCTATGCTGTATGTGGTTCTCTCCGTTGCGGTCTGTCCAAATGGAAGAAGTCAGTGTGCCTTCCACAAGCACCATACGACCCTTGGTGAGGTATTCAGCCAAACGGATATGGTTCTCCTTGCTGCTCTTCACCCTTACCCAAGTGGTGATTTGCTTGCCCTTACTGTAGTCGTCCACTGCGATGTCAACAGCCATGAATGTTCCGTGTGTACCTGTGATGACGCGGCAATCCTTTGCTCCGATGCGTCCGATAGTGTGAGTGTAAATCATAATGTGAAAATGTTATAGTGGCAAGTTGGTTAGACTTGCCGTTACCTTGTTATTTAAATGACTTTTCTTGTTGATTGAACATAAGCTATTGCTTCATTCATAATTTCTGCTCGTGACCTACTCTTGTTATCTTGCATCCACTCATCAATTTCAGATTTGAGGAACATGATACGTTTCCCCTTCTTATGGAATGGTATTTGTTTATTGCTTGTCCAACAATAGATTGTGTGTTCAACTGGATGGGTAGGGAGATACTCACTCAATTCGGAAACACTAAGCCATTCCAATCCCTTATCGGGCTGAATTTGAGTCATTAGTGTGGAAAACTTTTCTTCTAAAATCTCCAGCTTGTTTATTACTAATGACAATGCTGATGGCAAGTCATTAAAACTCAATATTTGCTTTTCCATATCAATATATGTGTGGCAAGTTGGTTAGGCTTGCCGTTACCTTGTTATTAATATCCTTTCTTCGTCTGCCTTGTATTGGCGACAAAAGACTTGTTGCTGCCTGTGAGACTGATAGAGCCGCAATTAACAAACTCTCCGTCGGAATAGACTCTGTACTTCTGTCCGCTTACCTCATGCTTCTGTTTGATGCGCTCTCGCATCCACTTCTTGGCTGCGGTCAATGAGCAAAAGGTCTCGCTCTCCTTGGTCGTCTCGTCATATACGATGCACTGGGTCATACATGCTCCTACTTCATCCATGCACCTATACTCGACGTGACATAGTCCAACTGACCGCCAAATATGTCGCTTGGCTCTATGTCGTATTGTCCATCCCTCACTTCCTTGTCCTCTCCAAGAAGCGACAAGTTTCCGTCGGCATCCAAACGTGCTGCGTCTATGACGATGTCACGAGGCTCGTCAAAGAGATAACCTGCCACGATGGGCTGCTCTCCCTCGAAATGCACCTCAAAGCCTCCGTCCACCTCCGTGCCGTACTTGCGAAGAGCCGCTTTCAGCTCGTCCTGCTCCCGGTGCTGCAATGCCTGGAGTTGTCCGTGGATAGTGAGGTCTTGCAGTTCTGCCTCTCGTTTGGTGTGGGTTGCCTCGCCGGTCTTGCAGTCGATGTCATACTTGTGGTAAACCACTGGGATATGGTCTGCCGATGTGACAAGCCATGTGATGTTGTTCACTGAGAAGCCCTGTCTGGTGAGGAACTCCTCGATGTCTGAGCCGAGAAGGTGGTCGGCTACGTCAAGATACTCGATGCGTGCGTCAGCATCATGCAGGATGATAATCTTCATTGCCTTTCTATTTTTAGTGATACAAATAAGTTTGTCGCCCATGTCGCTGGACTTGTTTAACTACGTTGAAGAAACTTACGCTCAGCATAGTGAATAAATTCCCTCTGCGTTCGCTTAACCGTTTCTTTCTCTTCCCTCCTTTCGAGACCTTTCAGCCTGTGGAGGGATATTTTCTGCTCCCACAAGCCGCAAGAAAAGACATAAAGACAAATTATGTGTGAAGAATACTCTTTTCCGAGGAAAAGGAAGATTGTTCACAGTCACAAGACCTCAAGCAGAATTTGACGATTGTCTCAGACGCGGCTAACTTTGCAGGAAATATGCCTACCACTGCGCTGATTGGAAGAAGATTATTGATATTGGCTGCAAGAGGAATGATGTGTTATATATAAAGAGGTAAGAAGAAAGATTGAAACAGTAAGGGTGGGCAGTGAAGTGTTTGCAGGTCTGCTGTACCGACATAAAGCGAGTGTGTTGGCTGACCGGGATGCAAGTCATCAAAGCTTCAGCCTTGATAGCTTGTAGCACGGACAGACAATTCTCTCGCGTCGGTACTTCGGCATACTGTCAGCTTTGGCTAATAGCAACGTGTTGCCATCAGCCAAGGATGTCTGTATGACGACAGACCATGTAACGCTTCGCAAAGGCGTGGGGCAAAGCAGTATAATTTAGAAGTAGATAGTAACGTATATCAGGCAAGAAGAGACAGTTGCGCAACGGACAAATCGGGCACTCCTGTCAGCATGACAAATGTGCCTTGTCCTTGCCGCAGGACACTGAGGCAGATTGGACGTAGCAGACATGTCTGCCACATTCAATATGCCTGAGTGGACAAGAACTGCCTCTTGTATAGCAGAAGAGAAATTGTAAAACAGTTGATTAGTGGTAAAGGTGGTATGGGTGGGCAGAATGGCATTACACGGACATTGCCGAAGCCCGATAATGGGACAGCCAGACAGCAATAAAGGCAGTTATCAGAAGTGTCAGTTTCTGATAGTGACATTGTTGGCTGCCTGTCACATGGGATTCGTGCGGTGTCCGTACAGTAATGCCGTTCTGAAGGTGTGGGGCGAAGCGATACAACGCACTTGGACGAAACCACCGCTTATAACAGAAAATATTTTGCAGTCAAAGAGAAGAAGAATAGTAAAGCAGGTGTGGGTGGGTAGTGAAGCTGTCGCAAGATTGACGGTCTGAATATCAAGGCGAGTGGATAGCCAGTAAAGGACACAATTATCAGAAGCCTCGGCTTCGGCATCTTGTGGCATAGATGGCAGTCCTCTCGCGTTCAGACCTTGGCATACTGTCTTTCTTGGCTAATAGCGACTTTGTCGCCATCAGCCGGGAATATCTGTATGCCAACCATCTTGGTGACGTTTCGCAAATGGTGAGGGACGAAGTGGTTAGAATAAAGGAAGACGGCGTTGCCGTTATGGTTAATAAATGCACATGGTTTGTAGCTAACACTTGAAAAGGGACCCGGAACAACATTTAAAAAGTGCCCCACCCA